CACTTGCCAGTCCGCTGGTTTTTTCCAATGCTTTTCTTTATCCCAACTCCAAACTCTTTTAGTAATACCATAAGTTTGTTTTGAAATACATCCAATCCAATCACAACTTTCGTAATAATCTCTATTGTATTTTGGGTCTGGTAAATCATCCCAAATATGATAAAAGAATAAAGGTACTGATTGACGGATTTCGTGTTCCATTTCATACAACCAAATCCAATATCTCGGGTCTGTAAAGTGTAAGATAGCGTCAGGTTTTTCAACCATTAGTAATTGTCTAATGATATCTGCATTACCATAACCATCCGATGGATAAATTTTTACGCTTGCATCTTTTACACCAGTTTGTTCTCTAACACTCTCATTTAGGTCTAAGACTCTACCAGCTTCTGGATGTTTGATTGCAGCTCCCAATTGAACCCAATCATACTTATCGACTGTTCCTAATACTAATTGTTTGGAAACATTGGCAATACCACTTGCCATTCTTAAATCATCTGATAATAACAGAATCTTCTTTTTTGCCATAACTTATTTTTAAAATATATATTGTTTAATTTAAATTTTTTAATCCTCTATCACATATTCCTCTATCAAAAAACTCACACCATTCACATAGTTTGGTTGCATTCTTTGGGAACGTTATATCGGTTCTATAATTACCATCTTTGTCAAATACACTCTCTACAAACTCCGTAAAACCCTTCCATGCTTTGTTTACTGATACCTTACCATTTGCAGGTACATGCTTACTCATTCTATGTGTTGGAATATCCTCTACTACTTGTACCTTTCTTTTCAATATGATAAATTCAACATCAATCACATCTTCCGAAATGTTTAGTAATTCTGCATAGAATTTTTTGTATAAAAGGATTTGTGCGTTTTTAACTGGGTCCGATTTTTGATACTTACTCCAACCTCTTGTAGAAGTTTTAAAGTCAATGATTCGATATCTACCATTAAAGGTATCTCTGATAATCAAATCTATGAAACCCATAAAGTTTACATTCTCCGAAATCTTTGTGTTTATAGGTTGTTCAATTGCTACCAACTCATCGTGTTTTAACGAAAAGAATTTGTTAAAGTTTTTGGGTTTTTGAAACCAATCTAATAAGACGTTTCCATCTTCTAAAAACTCTACCATTTCTTCTTTGGTGCAAATTGTAGTATTTCCTATTTCACCTTCTGTTTCTTTAAGATATGCATCTTTCATTCTTTCTTTTAGATATTCCTTTAAGTCAATCATTTTGTCAGCTTGTGACTTTGATATTCTTAAACATTTCTCCAAATAGTTTTGAAGTGTCTCATGCATTGCGGTTCCAAAGATTGAATGAATATTAGAGGAGTTTTCCCCTAACTTATCTATGTATGCTAACTTGTATTGGTGTGGACAACTATGCCACATACTATATTGTGAAAATGATACTCTTGCCATAATATATCTAATATAAGACAAATAATTGGATTTACCAAATTATATCTTGAGTTTCAATTTAGTTATTTGCTTTTTATCAATACCATATTTTTCACTAACATATTTCAAATATTCTCTACCTTCTCTCGTTGAATAAAGAACTTCCAAATACTCATTGGCTTGATTTTCTGAACAATCATATTCTTTCTTTAATAAGTCAACTATGAATTGTTCGTATTTATCTTCTGATTTTCCTTTTATATATTTCAAAAAGTATTTACCTTTCGGAATAACACTAATATACAACTTATACATTTCTTTTGGTTGTAATGTCTGTGTTAAAGGTAATAGAGATGCTACTAACTCAACCCATTCAGGCTTCATTGATAGAAATCTATTTATCATAAAATTACTCCAACTCTTAACATCTTCGTCAGATAGTTTGTCAAAATACTTTGGGTCCTGTATGGTAGTTATTGCATTGATATGGTCAAACAATTTTGCTGCCATTATTCTGTTATTTTTGTTTCTTGTAATTCTTGTGGTAATAATTCGTTTAATGCTTTGCCACAACTTGCACATACATACAATTCAATAGGCATAACCGAATCTTTTGGTTGTCCTGTTAATAAACGAGATATCTTTTTAAATCTATATGCTGGTAAAAATATCTTTCCACCACATTCACAATCCATATCTCTTGCGTCATTTAAATTAAAGTTTGACGGTAACTGATTCATCCCTTGTTCCATTATTTTATTATGTTTAATATTTGTATAATTGTGCTCATAAACACTATTTCTTTATCTACTACCAATGCATCTTTTGATAATCCATCTGCAATTGTCAAAATAACATTTGCTACATTTCCGGTTGCATATTCGTCAACTTTGTCGTATAACATTGTATACATTTCGGAGTAGTCATTTAATTTGTTATCTGCTACGGCTTGCCTTGTTGCCATAAACACGTTTCGTTTTTCATCATTTGATTTCAATAACTCAATAAGTTTACTTGCAAAGTTTGACTCAACCATAATTCTGTGGTCTACTTTCAATTCACCTTTTGCAGATTGTAATTGACAAGTATTGAGTATCCTTCTAATATCTGGATAATATGAATTAATCACATCAGCCATATTTTTTGGTTCAAACTTAATCTTTTCAGCTTCTAATATTTTTGCTACCTGAACTGCTACATCCTTTTTAGTCGGAGGTGTAATTGCGAAAGATTGACATCTACTTTGAATAGGGTCAATGATTTTCTCAATGTAGTTACAGGTTAAGATGAAACGACAATGCTTACTGAATGTTTCCATTAAGTTTCTCAAAATCGCTTGTGCTCCCGGTGTCATATAATCAAACTCATCTAAGATGATTACTTTGAAACCTGCGAATCCAACCGATGATGCGAAGTTCTTTACTTTTGTTCTTACCGTATCAACATTATTCTCATCCGATGCGTTGATAATCATATGGTCACATTTGATTGTGTTTACGATTAACTTTGCAAGAGTGGTTTTACCAGTACCTGCTTTTCCGTATAACAACAAATGTGGTATATCATTTGCATCTAAATATTGTTGAATTGTTTCTTTGATAGTTTCGTTGCCAACATAGTCAGCAAGAGTTTGTGGGCGGTATTTCTCTACCCACAAGCTATGTTCTTTTTTATTGTTTTCGTTTGCGAAAAAACTCATAATTGTTTTATTATTGATTCTGCTAATATTTTATGTCCCTCTATACATAAATGAGTATCATGTGATGCAAATTTAGTGTCTTTAAATTCGGATTGTTGATTTATAAACATATTATTCGTTTCGGCCCATCTTCTAATCATATATTCACCATCAATTGAAATTCCATATTTTTCAATTTGTTCTTTAGATAAGATATCCTCCCATTCATTACTATGGAAAATGATTTTTAATTTATTTGGATAATTTACAAAAAGTTTTTCTAATTCTAAAAAATATTCTAATTGAATTTTTTCAATATTATCTATTGTATAATCAATTTGTTTTTGAGTTACTTTTTTTTCTTTTATAATGTTTTCTATTGTAAGTGGATATGGTGTCCATTGGAAATTGTTTGTAAAAAATCTATCAAAATGAGATAGTTGAATTATAACATATTCATATTCTTCTATGTTTTCTTTTTTTAAATCAAATAAAATTTTACCATTTGATTTACCATTGATTGAATTATTTTTTTCAATAAATCCAAAATGATTAGAAACTGTTGCAGTATATCTATTTTTTGTTATAAAATTTATATCTTCTTTTGTAAAAATATATTTACTCATTCTATTATGTTCAAATATATCTAAAGAATTACAATATAATTCTAAACTTTGTCCAAATGTATAAGAACACCCATCAAAATATATTTTCTTCATATTATTTTCCAGTTGACCCAAATCCACCATCGCCTCTTTCGGTGTTATTTAATTCCTCTACTTCTTTAAATTCGATAGGTGGATATGGAATAATCATAATTTGAAAAATCCTATCACCAACTTTGTAATTATCCAATGCGTTGTTACTTATTCCTTGTATTTTTTTGAATGTAGCCTGTATTTCACCTCTGTATCCACTATCAATTACTCCAACCGAATTACTCAATTGTAGGTTTGTTTTTCTAATAGATGAACGAGGAAATGCCAATCCTACAAATCCATTTGGGATTTCCAATGCAATATCCGTTCCGTATGTAATAGAGTCCAAAGTTTCATTTATGATTCTTGTTGCTACTATGTCCATACCCGCATCACCATCTTTTGCGTAAGTTGGAATTACTGCACTATGACTTAACTTCTTTATTTTTACTTGCATTCTCTCTTTCTTTTTTTGTTTCTTCACTAATTGGCCTTGGAAAAATTTTAAATGTCATTCCATTTTGTTGGAAATTCAATCCATCACTTTCTTTTGGTTGAATTTGTAATATCAATGATGTAGCGGTTTCACCTTCGTTTGAAAAAGCAAATACAATTGGTTCATTGTTAAAAAATTGAAAACACCATTCTGCATCTTCAATTGATTGTGCTTCAGGTGCATTTATACTACCTGCTTCTTGTTGTTGTAATTCCTCTTGTGGGGATAATTCATAACCAACTTCCGTTGGGAATAATTCTAATTGTTCACTCATTTTATTAATTTGAAATTTCTACTAAATAATATTTACATACAAAATCATCAATTTGAAATTCAACATTTGATAAACCATCCGTTGAAATTTTTAATTTTGCATTAGTTGCTTCTTTGTTTGCAGTTAAGATTTCTTTCAAATACTTAGCTGAAAATGAAATTGGTTTTACTGTTTCTGCATAATCTTTTTGTGCAGTAAATGTAACTCTGTTTGTAGAGATAGAAGAATAACCAATTGCCATCTTCAAATCACCACCTTCGGTAAAAATTGTGAAAGTATCTACATCACTCAATGCACCTTTTGCTTTGATGAATTTGTCAATCATATTAGACGCCATATCGATTGAAATACCAAAATCAGGCATCGCTTTCAAATCTGGAACAGGAGGAATAACTCCCAAGTCTGCTAACTGATATGATGTTTCCGTTTCGTCAGATGATAACTTCAATGATACCGATTTATCACCCGCTTTATCAACTTTTAATGTTAAGTCGTTATCTAATACACCAATCATATTTTTCAATAATGATGTTGTATAAATACCAACACTCATTGGAGTAGATGTATACGCATTGTATTCCACTTCACCTAATAATGTTTTGTCATCTGAAATAAATCTAACTGATAACTTTGTTCCTTCTGCGTTCCACGCAACCGATTCAATAAGTCCACCTAGTGAATACTTTTGAATGAATTTTAATAAATTGTTTTTGTTCATGTTTTATTGTTTGTTTTACTAATATACGATAAATTTTTTAGAATGCAAAGAATTTCTTTGCTGTTTTTGTATCTGCGGTGACTTTATCCCACTTTAATGCGTTATAAAAGTCATCCAATTTGTTTTCTAATTCTGCTTCAAATATTTTGTTTCTATCCACATAGGTTTCTACAAAATCCATAATTTCCTTTGGGTCATTATAATCTTTGAATGCAACTGTTTCTAATCCTAATGGGTTGTCTTTAAGATATACCCACTTTACTTTATCACCATCTCTAATTGGTTCATGCTTATATGGACAATTAAAGAATTTTAATAATCTATTATATGTTATTCCAGCTTTAACGTGTGCAGGTGTTCCTTTCTCAAAGTTTGCTACTGCGTCACCTGTTCTCCAACTACCATTATCATACTTACTCAATTCCTTTAATGCTCCACCTTTTGCAATTGTATTTACAGGCAGTGTTGGTAAGCTTTTTTTAAATGTCAATAAGGTATCATCTATATATTCATGGTCTTTACCCATTAGAATATCTTTCAACATTGTAGACATAAACTTCTGAAATGCTTTGGGGAATGAACTTCTAACTACATCCAAACCTTTTACATCCAACTTATCACAAGGTATTCCATTTTTCAAAATCATCCATTGTGCATATCTTTTCTTTGCTACCCAAAATCCTGCTTTACTGATGTATTCCTTTTTAATCTCAAATCTATGTTTCTCTTTTGGAATAAAGAAAAATCTCTCTGCCAATAAATCATAGAATGAGTTTAAGAATGTTTGTGTTTCGGTTGCAATGTTATCCACTTCAACTGCCATTCTCTTTTCATCAAATTGTTTATAGTCTGGATATCTATGTTTTACCAATGGTTCTGCCATCATATAAATTGAGTCAGTATCAATATAAACATTGTAGTCATCGGTTGTTCCTAATTCTTTCCAATATTTTCTATTTGCCATTTCAGCCGTCTTTTTAATTACGACTTGTCCTGTTAGTGTTACTGCCTCCGCATTATCCACATCATAGAAACGGAATGCCGGCAAACCTAATACACCATACATTGAGTTCAAAAGGATTTTCTGAACGTGTTGTCTCTTACCATAAAACTCATATAATTCGGTATTTTTTTCCTCACCATATTTCTTTTCTAATTTACGATATTCAACCCTTTTGTTAAACCATGTGTTAAGGATATCCGCAATCAAACCTGGTTTATCTTGCATATAAAGAACCCCATTAGCTGCTACACCCAAATTACTATCTTTGATAACATCTGCTAATTCCTGACGGTTGTATTCGTATTCATCACCATCCTTGCCCTTTAACTTATATGTGATTTCCTCACCTTTGATATATTGTTCTGCATCCCAATTTGAAATCTTACCAATCTTTGTTTCAGGTGAGATATTTAGTGTCATAATGATTGATGGGTATAGAGATGTTAAATCCAAATCATATATCCAATCATATTTTCCAACGATGGGTTCTTTTACATACGCACCAATAAACTTTTCTTGGTCATTATCTTTTAATGCTTGCATTCTTTCTCTCCTATCGGCAGGTTTGTTTGTTGCAACCATTCCTTTTGTTTTAAGGTATGCTAAACAAGCACCTTCTAACCATTTTGACGAAAACATGTAATCTTCATAAGGAACATAACCAGCGTGACATATCGCCCTACATAAATCAATAAACTTTAACTTCTCATCCATCGATACCACCAAGTCCACGTCGACAATGTTATACTCAATGAATTTTTCTAAATCGTTTACAAATAAGTCATCCAAACTTCCCTCATACTCCACCTTACCTCTACCCAATTCTTTTGTTGCGATGTGATTGAGTGTATATGAACTTTCTAAACCAAAGTTATATTGTTTATATAAACTGATGTAGTCCAAAATAGATACACCACCAAATGTCCACTTCTCTCTATAAGGTGAATAGAAACATTGTCCTATTCTAGAAAGTCTTTTTGCATGGCCTTCACCACATACATTTTTAATACGATTATACAAATACGGAATATCAAAGAAATCTATATTCCATCCCGTAAGAAT